GTTGTAAGAATGCCTTATAGATTACAGGGAAACCACTAGGTGTATGCCAGTCTAGCACATTACGTCCAGAGTTAAGCTCATGTTCGGCTATCTTCTGTAAGTACTTAGTAGTCTTTAATGGACCATTACATACAGCATTAATAGCCTTGATAAGGTTACCTGCTAGCATGGTGCAATCATCCTCGGTGATGTCATACTTAACAGTAAAACCTTCTACATGGCAGTCATCATACATATTCTTTGCTATGCGTTGTTTACCAGCAGAGTAAGCACGAGTCATTGAACCTCGTTTAGCAATACCTTTACGGATATCTTTCATAGGCATACCCTTATTAGCAAACCAATCAGGCATAATCTTAATTAGATCTTTAGCTACAGCTACATAAAAATCTTTTTGAATTTTAGTAGGCACTAATGATACTAACTCACCTGCTTGTTTATCCTTAGACATAGCTGCTAGATGTTGCCATCCATTGTTGCTACCATCGATAGGTATAGGCAGTCCCGACTTGTACTCACCAGCACAATTTAAACAATTATCTATGTCTATACAAACGGCTAAGAAGGAATAAGGTTTTTCAGCCTCTGGCCTTACACTTAATTTATTAGCGCAGTTCATTATAAACTTTAAATTATTATTAGACCACGCTATTCGATCTTCTAAGGTCATCTTATCTACACTGATAGTCTCTAGTCCCTCTTCTTTGAGGTAAGATACATAGTCAGTAGATAACCAATCGATATCCTTTAGTTGCTCAATGTTATATGAGGCATTGTAACTGTTGGCTGCATGGATAAGCATCCATCTAAAACCTTCTTTAGTCACTACCTCTTCATTGGCAAATAGGAATAAGCTACGGGCTAAATCACTACCTTGGAATTCTAGGAATGATTCTGCGTAATAAATACGACCTCTATAGTCGCATGAGACTTCTTGATAGAATGTTTTTTCACCAATCATCTCAGCTTTCTTAACCACCTGCATATACTCAAAGTATTTTGAAAGCATACGCTGTAGCTTGGGGTCTTTCTTACCCATAAACTTAGTACCATCAAGGTGTTTAAGGTGTTTAGGTAAGTGTAGGTTCTCATGATGTATATTGTACTGGTACAGTACCCCATCATCATCAGTTAGCTCTATAATATCTGTTGGACTATTAGCTTTCATAGCCTCAAGTACCTCTAGATTTAGCTTCCAACTCTGTTGTCGTAATGTTTCAAGAGACCTAACAAAAGGTTTACCTAAGTACTCGTGAAATAGTTTACTATTAGACCACCCTTTAATGAAGGGGTCTTTAGTAATACCACTGTAAAGACCAGCTATAGGTAACGGAGGATCAAAGACAGTACCAATGAGTACTGGTTTAATATCATCTGCTTGGTTAACAATGCGCACCATGTACGGTGCCTTGTGACCATTATACTCACGGAAGATATCTATCAAACCATCTTGAAGGAAAGTCTCTAAGAACAAGTCACCAAGACTCAGAGTTGTCTTGATATTAGTATCATCAGAGCCGATAGCCCTGGCGACACGTTTTCCAATGAGATCACTTGCAAAAGTGAGCTTAACTGAGGCGGTAAACTTGGAGGTTTTGTTACGGATACAGTAACGTAGGAGTGTGTCCCATGATTCATCTATAAACCTTTCTAGTTCATATTCCCAAGTAGGGTAGTGTGCTAGTAGTCGAGCACCCTCATTATAAATCTTATCTGAGTTTACTACGACCTTAGATACACGTTCGGATAAGTATTTTAGTGGATTCATTTATTCAAAGTCAATTGCTGTGTTTTGCATTAGACGACCCGTATCGGTGTCATATCTAGTAGAGCCACAATCACCAGTCAAGCCGGTGAATCGTGATTTAAGTACTCTGAGTTTAATTGTATTACGTATAGCCTCCGTTTCAGCAATCATGTTACGAGCAAAAGCAATAATATCAAATGAGATCTGCTTAATAGAGCCAGAACCTTTGATGTCATCGATTGTAGGTAGGTGACCCTCTTCAAAGGGCTTTTCACCTTTACGCAGATGAGAGATAACACCTAACCAGATGTTATGTTTCTTAGTGATCTTAAGCAGGTCAGACATAACAGAGTCAATAGCTTCGTTACCTGTCTTACCCTTATTACCTTCAGATACTGCAATAGTAATGTGATCAAGGATGATATGCTTACAACCCATTAGTGCTAGGTGTTCCATCTTATCTACCAGTGATTCAT